CCTACAAGGCTCTTGCTAACACGAAAGCTAACAAACTCATTTACAAGTAGGACTAATTGATTGATGAGAGTGGGACGGCATGTCTTTACGTGATGATCTGCGAGACAACACAAACAAACCGCCGTGGCAAATGTGTGGTGTGCGCTGGGCTTTAAGCCTTGCAGAAGGTCCAGACAAAATCGCACTTGAGTCAGCCATTGATGGGACATTGAGTGGTGACAAAATCGCGCTTGCTGTACGTGATCACCTGAACCTGTCTATCAGTGGTGAGTCTGTTCGCCGTCATCGCCGTGGTGCTTGCAGGTGTGCGCGATGAGTCTTGCAGATGAACTCGCACAGGCAAGTAAGAGTGCACGCATACTCACCCTAGATATTGAAACGGCACCAATGTTGGTGCACTCGTGGGGATTATTTCAACAGACGCACAGCATCAATCAGATAGTTGATCCTGGTCGCATGTTATGTTTCGCAGCCAAATGGTATGACGAAAAGAAAGTGCACTTTTTTAGCGAGCATCACAACACGCGTGAGGAAATGGTTAAAGCTGCGTGGGACATGCTTGATGAGTGCGACATCCTCGTAACTTACAACGGTCCAGGCTTTGACGTGAAGCACATGCAACGTGAGTTCATTCTTGCTGGCATGAACCCTCCGAGCAAGTTTGAGAACGTGGACCTGTTGAAAGTGGCGCGAGGTCAGTTCAAGTTCCCTAGTAATAAACTTGACTTTGTTGCACAAGCTTTAGGGCTGGGCAGTAAGTTAGTGCACGAGGGTCAAGCATTGTGGACTGCGTGTCTTGCTGGTGATGACAAGGCTTGGGGTCGTATGCGTAGGTACAACAAACAGGATGTCATCCTTACTGAAGCGTTGTATGACCGTATGGGTGCGTGGATTAAATCGCACCCTCACATGGGATTGCTCACGCATCAGGCACGCTCGTGTTTTCGTTGTGGTGGGACACAGCTCACTGCTAATGGTGTGACGCGCTCAGCATCAACTGCATATGCATCGTTTACTTGTGATAGTTGTGGTGCACAGTCACGTGCCAGTGCGCGCAAATCTGGTGTTGTTATGCGTAGTGCACGATGACCAGGCCACGCAACGTAAAGATCAGTCCCTACACGTGGTCTGTTAAATGGTCACGGCACGAGGTGCTGAAACATCATCCTAATGGGGATGCGTGTGGTGCGTGTGACATGGAGTCAATGACTATTGCTGTTGACCCTGGCAGACACGAGGATTACGCGCGTGCTACTTTGTTGCACGAAATCCTGCACGCCTGTATTCGTGGCAGTGACCCTACACTAGATGACGAGCACGAAGAGACAGCGGTTGCAGCAATCACTGGACCACTGCTCGCAGCACTTAGGGATAACCCTGAGCTGATTGATTACCTCATGGAAGACGCATGATCTGGGTATCATTCCTGCTTGCAGCTGGAAGCGTCACAGGTTTGTACCTGGTTAAGCGTAACCCTCGCATTGGGTGGGGGTGGTGTCTGATCATGGAAGTACCATGGGTGATCTACGCGCTCGCCATTGGTCAGCCTGCACTTGCTTTCCTGTGCGCGTTTTACGCAGCCGTTTATGCTAACAATCTGAGAGGGACCAAATGAAAAACATTATTGATTGTGTGCCAGACCTGACACAAGCTGTTGACTACAGGCCGATGATCACACATGAGTGTGTGTGTGGCTCACCATTGTTTAGGGTGATCTGCTCATTTCAAGATTACGAGATTGCAACATACTTCCTGGACATAGAGTGCATTGGTTGTGGGTCACGCTACAACGCACCAACATTGGCTGACGTTGATGAGTGATTACATTGGTGATGGTGGTCCGATGATGGGTCAACCACATGAGGTGCTGGTGCCTGAAGCTGACATTGCAGGGTTACTGGCTGTGCGCGGTTCAGCCTATGGCAGTCCACTGATTAACCATGAGCGCATCAGTGATTTGTGGAGCGCGTACTTGCGTATCACGATTACACCTGAGCAGGCAGCAATGTGCATGGCACTTGTCAAGGTGGCACGACTTGTGCAGTCACCTGACCACGCTGATTCTATTCACGACCTCGCAGGCTATGTTGAGGTTTACCGTCAGATCATTAATGAGAGTGAGTAAATAAAATGGCTACGATTGTTTGCGACATTGACGGCACGTTGATTGCACCAGGTGGCAACGTCATTAGTAACACCAGTGAGTTCCTTGATGAGCACTCCGATGAATACACCATTGCCATTGTGACAGCTCGTCAAGAGGATAGGCGCATGAGCACAACGCTGGCACTGTCTAACGCTGACATTGAATATGACCGCTTGCTTATGAACAAAGTTGGTCCGACACGTGAAGATGGTTTGCAGTCTAAGAAAGAAAACGTGGACTCACTGACTGATGTTGTGCTGGCCATTGACAATGATCCTGATGTGCGTGCCCTGTATGAATCAATGGGGATCAAAGCTGTTTCACCTAGCGCAGACCTTGAGGTTGCACTAGGTGAAACACACAATGAAGGTGAAGACCCTAACTCAATGATGGACTAGCGTGACTTGAGAATAAAATCTGTCAACGCAAGTCGCATTACTTCACTGACGCTGAGTCCTGTTTGTTCACCGATGTCACGTAACGCGTCCCAGATATCGTCATTGAGTCTCACGCTGCGATGTGGTGTCTTTGGTTGATTAGGCATTAAGCAATCCTACCTGCACGCTTGATGGGTGGCCTCTTGGACATCTCCAGACCAAATGACTCACCACACTTAGGGCACTGCCACCACGTGTAGTAACCGTTGCTGATCAGCTCAAACCGGCGGTACTGGTCACACTCACCACATGGTGTCCTGATTGTAAACTTCATGGCTTACCTCCCCATCCTTCACCCTTGAATGATATTCCTGGTACTGAATAAATGCGTTGCATTGATTTGCTGCAGGTGTCACACGTGCGCTCATCGTCTCGCTGATCCACTTCAACACGTAGCGTGGTGCGATGCTCACAACCACAACGATATTCATAGGTCACTGGCATTATCTTACTGCACCTCTCTGCCCTGATAGAGAGCAATGCCACTGTGCTGTTCAGCAATGGTCAACCACTGCTCAAGCACTGTTGCCAATTCCTCATGCGTGCCGTCTTCACGCATCCAGTAATCAAAGTGATCATGCAACGCAGTGAGCAAACCTGACACCTGCTTATCTACTGAATTGTCACAGGCAATCTGTTCCAAATCCTCAAAAGCTGCACGCAATCCTTTAATGATTGCAGTGTTACCAGCGACAGTGCTCGGCTCAGAGATCGTCACCTTCACCACACCTTGACTTGCCAGCGTTTTAATCAAAGAGTCAACCTCAACGCTGGTGTCAAGTGTCCAACTCTGCTCAAGTGGATTGCCTTTGTTTGCTGTAACAATGAACATGGTTTCTCCTATTGGTTGTGTTGGTTATTTAGCGATTGTGATTGCAGATGTAAGAGCCTTGACATACCTGTTGCCATCTCCTCCGAGTTTGGCAACATTGACACGACCATCAACAGGAACTTTGATCACAACGTACTGGCCTTCTCTACCTTCTATGGTAACAACCGCTCCGAGACAGAAACTCTGGAAGGCATCTTCCTCTGCTTTATTGATTGCCTCTTTGACATCAGTGGCTTCCTGTGAATCGTCAGCCAATTTTTGCAGGTGAATCTTCCCACAGGAATACACTTGACCATCTAAGGTCTTGACCTTGTAAGGCGTTTTGCCTCGTGTGTAATTGACCACTACACCAGTTTTATCTAATGACTTGATACGCACTGCAGTGTCAATCCAGATGTGATCAGACAAATCCATAACGACACCTTCTGTGTCTTTGCCGTATTCGTGCACTGTCAACTTCATTTCATTTCTCCTATTGGTTGTGTTGGTTTTTTTGTGGTCAGTTATTGCAGGTCAAGCATCCTTCAATCTTGCATGGCACCATTGACATGGATGCATCATCACAGATGCAATCCCAGATGTATCCCCAAAACATTCCGTTTTCTGGATCGTACAGATAATCTGAGTAATGACTTTCGCCGTCAAAAGTCATGCCTTTAGGTGCGTCAATACATGCACCATTGCGATGAATCTCAAGTGTGTATCCACTGCGCTTAACTGCGCCGATGGCCTGAGCCTTTGTCTTATGCTTAGTCATTGTGTCTCTCCTCCTGTCGGTTAGTGACCAAAATGGCATGTGAAACATGGCATGGGCTGATCCATTTGTGCGACCCATTCTTCATGATCACGCTTTGTTGCCTTCACCCAATGGGTCAGAGGCGTGGTGAATGATTGTGCCTTTGGGTGGTGCGCAAGATAGGACTCTGCCTCGTAGCCAATGTGCTCTGTGCAGTAGACCCCACCATTGGTGTCAATGTAAAGGTCAGCAGTTTTTGTGGTCATTGTGTTTCTCCTAAGTTGTGTTGGATTAGTTGACAAAGTTGCGGACGATGATCTCTTGATCTGCCCATGAAATCTTGAACCAGTCTGGGCTGAAGATTCCTGCATCAAACATTGCAGTGTAAATGTCACGAGCGGTGTATGGGTCGCAGTCAATCATGCACTGGATTTTGGTTCCGATGATGTTCATTGTGTCTCCTCTGTCTGGGCTGATAGGTCATTTCTACACTAGGTGTGGGACACCTGTCAACACCATTCTAAATAAAGATTTTCTGGCGTGTCGCACACCTGCCCTGCTAGGCACGAGCTGCACAAGGCTAGGCACGAGAATAGCCCTGAGAGGGCACAGGAGACGATCTGAGCGCACAGTACCAGACACGCCGATATCTAGGCACAGATCAGGCACCAGGCTTGCCACGGTCCCCACGGCGGTCTACAGTCCTATCAGTCAGCCCAGCACAACTATCGGAGGAATCATGCAACAGGTGATCACACCACGCAATATTGCGGTTTCACAGCTTTTAGATGAGGGCGATGGCATCAACCAAGCCATTGTCATGATTGACCACAACACCAATAATCCATACATCGTGCACCTCAACGATGAGCAAGCAAGCGATCTCTACTACCAACTACAACGCATACGTAACCTCACTGTTCAAGCATCACTGATGGATGTCACAGCCCACGCAATCAACATCATCAAGGGAGAAAACCGATGAGCACATTTGAGGCACTAAGCATTGTCGCAATGATCTTTGCATCATGTGGGATGTCCTACTTCGCTGGTTACGTATCAGCATTGCAGGACGAGCAACAACGTAAAAAGGCACGTAAGCAGTGACGTGGCGCGAGCACGCAGAGTGCGCAAGTTATGAAGACCCTGAAGCGTTTTTCCCACTCACACTCACACAGCGAGACCAGTTGCGTGAAACCGTGACGGCTCGCACCATCTGTGCAATGTGCACTGTCAGTGACGAGTGCTTTACTGAAGCAGTGAGCACAGGAGATATTTACAGCGTTGCTGGTGGGACAGTCCCAGCACAACGCAAACAAGGCAAAGCAGGAAAGAGCAGATACCAACGCACCACAGCCGATGAGGCTACTTTTTTGTTTGATGGTGGACTCACACCTGAACACATTGCGCGAGCAATGAACATCAAAGTGGCATCAGTTGAAAGATCATTCCTACGAACAGGCAAAGTGATCCCATGGCAACGCAATGGGATGAGCACAATGCTGAAAGGATTGACAGCATGACAGTGCCGTGGCCAGACAGTGAAACATACAACGCTAATCATGAGGATGGCTGGAAAGTTGAACTGCTTGCAGTTTATTTGCGCAACCGCATTAGCCCTGAATCAGCGGTATGGCATTTCATGCCGATGGCTAAAGAGTGCTGGTACTTCATTAACAACGATAACAATAATGGAAGGCAATACTAATGACTGATGTTGCAAGAGATGGATACGGTAGGCCTTTGATTGTTCCTCTAGGTGGAGGCAAGCCCATTGGCTACACGCGTTGCACCACATACATCAACTGCCTTTCCGACAGGTTTGCACTAGAGCAGTGGAAGACACGACAAACCGCGCTAGGACTAGCGACACGACCTGACCTAGTTTCACTGCTGCACGCTAAGCGTGAAGACAAAAGGGAGATCAACAACATTGTTGAGCGTGCCATTGAGGCATCAGGAGGCACAGTTGCACGAGATATTGGTACAGCTTTGCATGGCATGACTGAACTCGTTGACGCTGGTTACGCGCTTGACACCATCCCACCAGATCATCGTGCCGATATTGATGCATACCTGGAAGCAACACAAGACCTGAAGCACACACACATTGAAACATTGACAGTGCTGGACTCACACCAGATTGCTGGTACGCCAGACCGGATCAGCACACTACCAACAGGTCAACGCGTAATCTTTGACCTCAAAACTGGTAGCGATATTAAATACACCATCCCAGAGATTGCAATGCAACTCGCTGTTTATGCGCACTCACAGATTTACAACGTGGACACACACGAGCGCACACCACACAACGCTGATAAAACCATTGGCATCATCGCGCACCTACCTGCAGGGTCAGCCAAATGTGAACTCATTGAGGTTGATTTAGTTGCAGGCTGGGAAGCGGTACAGCTCGCGAAGGAAGTGCGACAATGGCGCAACCGTAAAGGATTGAGCAAGCCTTACGTGCCACGCACCATCACACCAGAACCTGTCACTGCCACCAACCACAACCACATCATTGAACTGATCAATGCGTGTGACTACATTGAGGCACTTGAAGCAGTCTATGAACTACACATCGCTGAATGGAACAACGAACTTACCGCTTGTGCAGCTGAACGTAAACGACAGTTGAGCGCATGACACTACAACTGGTATCGCTATTTGCTGGTGTTGGTGGGTTTGACATTGCAGCAGAACACACAGGCATTGAGCCTGTTGTTGCATGCGAGATTGACCAACAAGCACGCGGTGTTTTGCAACATCGCTTCCCTAACACAACTCTCATCAACGATGTGAAAGAGGTAACAGGTGAACGACTTACAGCCCTCGGACTTGACCCAAAGCGAACAATTATCACTGGTGGATTCCCCTGCCAAGACCTCTCCATTGCAGGAAAACAGGCAGGACTTGAAGGCGGTGAAAGGTCATCGCTCTTCTTTGAGATTGTGCGAATTTTGCGGGAGTTCAATCCCCAATGGTTCATTCTTGAAAACGTCCCAGGCTTGCTGTCATCAAAAGGTGGAAGGGATATGGGAATCGTCATCGGGAGTTTGGCTGAACTCGGGTACAGTTTCTCGTGGCGAATCTTGGACGCGCAAAACTTTGGAGTCCCCCAACGTAGGCGTAGAGTCTTCATTGTCGGATATCTTGGAGCCGATGAGACCAGAGCTGAAAAAGTATTGTTTGAGTCAGAGGGCAGCAGAGGGAATCTTGACGCGAGCAACACGCAGAGGCAAGACGCTACCGGAAACATTGCAGACAGCGTTAAACCTAATAGCCAATGGCCTCCACTGATCTCACCAACGGTCACATCAAAATGGCACAAAGGAACTGGCGGTCCATCAGGTGACGAGTACCAAAACCTTGTACCTTTTGTTAAATCTAGGCGTGCACAAACAGATCAAGATGTTGAGACGTGGATTGAAAGCGAAGTGACACCAACACTGAACAGGATTGATAACACTGGTGAATCTTATGCAACAGTGCTGATCCACAACAAACAATCTGATGGTGATGTGCGTTTGTACGATGACATCAGTCCAACGGTCACGCGCACATGGGGCACAGGTGGCAACAACGTGCCGATGATTGAGACCGACTTGATTGCAATACCGATTGCTGATCAAGCGACAAGGTTTAATGGCAACAGAAACGGTAAAAAAGATGGAAAAGGCAACGGGTTTGGGATTGGCGAGGAAGGCGACCCGATGAATACTTTGACAAGTGGAGAAAAACATGCAGTATCCATTACAGAAAGGGTCACAACTGTTCGCCGGTTGACCCCAATGGAATGTGAACGGCTGCAAGGTTTTCCCGACGGCTGGTCAGCACAACGCGTGGATCACAAAAAAGGTATTGTTGTGGATCAAGCTGACTCATCCAGGTACAAACAAATGGGAAACGCTGTCGCTGTCCCTGTTGTTGAATGGATTTTCAAGAGGATCATCAATGAGCACTGAGCAAAGCGTTGAAGACAT